GATTCGTTTTGTATTGAAACTGCTTTTCTAAATTTGTCCATGTTTATATTACCCCCAATAGACTCTACTAATTCTTTTACTAACTCGTAGTTAATCATTTCGTCTATCGAAGAAGCTTCATCGATTGTATTTTCATCTTCGATCATCTCGTCGATCATACATCCGATTTCAAACAGAGGGTTATACTTTGGAGATACCATAGGTAAGTCTAAAGGTACTTTTAAACCGTTATACTCTCCGTATTCTCCTATATCTGTTGTTTCTAAAAGTTCTTTATCGGTTTCATCTAACTCAATAGCTTCGTCTCTAAGAGCTTCTCTTGCTTCTTTGAATAGTTGTATAAAGGCATCCGAATTGTAACGGTAGACATGCTCGTGTAAAGAGAGCTTATTGTCTACGTGGTACTTTAATGATGGGTATCCGATAATGTCTTTTAGTTTAATCATAATTATTCTTTTTCTCCACGCTCTTGCCATTCTAAAGATACGGAATCTTTTTCAATTGGACCACCTTTTGCCCAAGTTCTGCAACTTCTAGCAGAGTGACATTTAAAATGATGCATCCAACAGTATCCTAATCTACCTTCTTTATCTGAAGTAACACCAGGCATACATTCATCCATTCTTGGTGATATATCGAAAGCTACACAATTGCTACAGTTAGATAGTCTAGCTGCTTTTTCTGTAGTATTCCAATACTTAGCAATGTCTTTCCAATAACTACCAGGCTCACTTACATTAAGTGGTCCGTACTGAATATGTTCTGCTTTTATAGAAGCATCTCTATTCTTTGTATTCAGCATCAAGTTTTGAGTAGCTGCTGGACAAGAGTCGTTTTTTTCTATTAATATTATATCGCTTAATTTCATAAATTGAAATCTTTACTATAAAATTTTCCTAGAATATTATCGTTTATATAATTATTACGAGTATCTAGTACTTCATTTATAAATAGGTGCTTACATTCAAAATACGTAAGTTGCTTTTTATTACTAACATACTGTAAAATTCTTCTTTCAAATTGTTCTACTGGATGATTAGCAATTAGTTTTTTAATAGTATCATGAGAGCCGTAATAATCTTGCCAATCAGATTCAGTTATTACTTTTTGCTTAAGAGGTACTCTTCCTCCAATCCCTTTAGATTTTCTCTCTTCTCTTAATGCTTGAAGAGCTCTTTTTCCAAGTCTTTTATTTCTTTCAAAATAAAGTACTTTTTTACCTATATACTTCAAGCCGGAAGGTTTGTGTAGTACTTCATATATAAAGCCGTAAGTACCTTCAGGCATATCTGATATTTCGTTTACGATTTTTCCGTCGTAAATCCAGCATGGATTTGTCATAATTAAAATTTATACAAGGCTACAGAATCTACTAAAATTTTATTTGCATAAAAATTATCATTTTTAGTGTAGATAGTATAGTTTGGTTGATTACCTTCTATCTTTTCTATAGTGTTAACTGTTTCTAAACTACCGTTATGGGTTATCATCTCATCACCAATCTTAAGCCCAGCTACTTTCATTTTATAATTTTCTAAAGTAGCAATAGGATCTATTGAGGCTAGTTCACCATTTTTTAAGTACACTGGGTGTTCAGAGGTCATTATAAGGTTATTTATTTTATAATCATTATTTCTTATTACTTTCACTGTACCGAGAATAGGTTGAATCTCTTTTTGTTTAGTATGTAAGTTATAGGTATCTACTTTATCCCCAACCTTAAGCTTACTTATATGCATTTCTCCCATTGGGGTACTTATAAGCATACTGTCGTGAACACAACATATATCACATCCACCTCCACTTCCTATTCCACTTCCTACAGAACCAGAATGTGGGTAACCTTGGAACTGTAATGAAGAGGATACCTGAGTACTAGGGTCAGTAATTGTTCCTGTAATCGATTCATCGAATCCCCAAGGTATAGAAGCAGAAATAAAATCATTGAAGGTACTTCCAGAAAAAGTCATATATTGATCTCCTACTGATTGTGATACTGCTCCTTCTATAGAGCTGTAATGTTTAGAACCTGTTTTGTACATGTAGAAATTACCAGCATAATAATCAACATAAGGAATAGAACCTGTAACAGAAAAACTTCCAATACCTAAACATGCAATTTTATCAGTAATCTCTCCGTCTGCAGCTATTTTAAATACGTATGTAGGCGCACCGCTGTCTCCTACTGCTCTAAATCCATAATATTCATTTTCTCCGTCCCATTCAGTAGTGATATTAGCGTCAGTAAAAGCGTGATCTCCTAGGCTTATTTGTGACGGAGTTGCATAAAGTGGGTTATCTATATAGATACGAAGTGCAGTTCCGAACTCTGTGGTAAGATTACAGGCTGTAATAGGGTTGGTAAGCCCTCCTCCCTCAATTCTGTTTACTTCAAATTCCGACGAGAATGATGGCATGACTTATTATTTTAATTTTTCTTCTATATCAGATAATCTTTTGTCGAGTTCTAAAATAGCTTTGTGTATGTGAGCTACGATCGGTTTAGTGTTCATTCCTAAATACCCATCCTGTCTTACATGAACTGCATATGGTAATGGTTCTTGAACCTCTTGTGCTATAAATCCAGCATCTTTTTCACCTTGTAGTTCATATTCATAAGATACGAATTTTTTTAACGTTTCCAAACCTTCTTTTATAGGGGTAATATTTTCTTTTAACTCTCTATCAGAAGTTGTAATAAAGTTATTAGCAGTAACGTTACCTGTAAATAATCCATGAGATCCTGAAACGTTACCAGTTGTATAGAGGCCGCCTGAAGATTCAAATACACCTCCTAGAGAGCCTGTAAAGTAATAGCTGAATCTTGTATGTATACCGCCATTTCCATCATAGTCTCTTAAAAATAACGTTTGTGTTGGGTCCCCTTGAAAGTCAAAATAAAAGTCGTTATTGTTAGAGTGTAGCCTTAGTCCTTTGTCAGCAGTAGCAGCTGAGATTTCGTTTCCTAAAAATAAGTTAGCTTGACCTGATTGACCTACAACAAGTCCTTGTACACCTGTAGCAGTTGTCATTCTTAAGTTATTAGACCCTGAAATCGTATCAGCATCAGTAAATATTGCTATCTGTTGATTTGCTGGTGTCCCTGTTTTATTTACATATCCAGATAGTCTAGATGTTACGTGATCATATACTGCGTTTCCGTTTGGAATATCAGTTGATCCATTAGTAACAGATGTTGTAGAATTCTTATTGTATATAGTTCCTAGTCCTAAATCAGATCTTACTTCAGAATAGCTTCTACCTTGTAGTCCATTAGCAGTAAATTTAGCGTAATCGTTATCAGCTGCATCAGCATCGTCGACCTCTAATAAATTATCATTAGCGATTCCTATTGCTTGGTGAGCTAGAACGTTAGTTCCAATTACTAAGCCTAAGTCAGATCTTACTTGTGAATAACTTCTACCCTCTAATCCATTGGCAGTAAATTTAGCATAATCATTATCAGCTGCATCAGCATCATCTACCTCAAGCAAGTTATCATCAGCAATACCTATTGTTTGCTGTGCTAGAACATCTGTTCCGATTTCTAGATCTAATGCTGCTCTCATTTCAGCTGCAGTAAGAGCTTTTAAAGTATCACCATCGTGGAATCTAGCAAATTCATTTGCATTTACAGTACCTGTTGTATTTACAAATCCACTTACGTCTATATCAACCTTAGAAGCAGAGATTACATACCCTTCCCAGTAGGCGTTACTAATTTGATAGCCATGCATATCTAATCCTCCGCTTATAGCGACAGAACCAGTAAACTCATGCTTATCGGTTGATTGGTCTCCAAATGTATTTGAGCCGGTGGTAAGTAGAATAGATGAGCTTACAATATCAGAATGTAGATATGAAAAAGAAGCTGAAGTCGCAGTAAATGTGCTTGCTGTTATATGCCCAAGAACGTTTAATCCTGCAAATGTAGGTGTGTCGGATGTACCTATTGGTAAATCAACAAAAGTATTAAAAGCAGAGCCTATTCCTGTAAAGGTTAGACGTCCGTTAGATGTAGTATATCCAACATTTGAAACATAGTTATTGTCATTGTTGTCATCTATAGCTATCGAATGAGTTGCTATATAAGTATATAGTTTTATAGTATCTCCATGTATAGAGCTAGAGCGGTAGTTAAGATCAGCTGAGTCTGCTTTTACAGCATGTGAAGCTGAGGTAGCAGTAGTTGCACTATTAGCTACGTGAGCTAGGTCAGCAAATTCTGCATGAGATGCAGATGCTACTTCAGTTAAAGATATGTCTACTTCAGCATCTGGTGCTCCATTAATTCTAGATAATGTAAGAGTGTTTCCTGAGTATGATACACCGTCGAAGCCATTAAAACAAGTTATTATATCAAATGAACCGCTGATTATATTACCTGCTAAGTCGGCATATTCTGCATGTGAAGCAGAAGGTGTGCTATCAGCTAGGTCTGCAAATTCGGCATGTGAGGCTGTATCAACAGAGGTAATAGATATACCGCCATCAAAAGCTGACCCTACTCCTGTAAATGTTATATCATGTCCATTGGTTACTTGTACATTTGAAATATAGTCTCTTTGGTTTGCATCATCTATAGCTAAAGAATGAGTTGCTGTTCCTGTAAATAGTTTTATAGTATCTCCACTAATCGAAGAAGAGTTATAGTATGAACTTGTAACAGAATTTATTGCTTCGAATCTAACGTTACCTGAACCGGACACTTCTGTTTTCAGAGCATAAGAAGAAGTAGCAGCTTCTATAGTATTTAACCTTAATTTAACTGAACCTGATTCTAATAGTAAACCATCAACTCTATCATCTGTTCCTCCACCAACAACGTAATCCAAATTAAGACCATTTTCTGTATGTAGTCTTAACGTATCAGCATTTGTTTTAGATCCAGAAATAATACTATTATTAATTCCTGCACCTAGGTTAGTTCTAATAGCTGATTTAGATGCCGATGAAATCGAAGAAGCATTTTCAAAATAAGTTATAATAGAGGAAGCTGAGTGTATTCCTGCTGCTAAATCTACTATAGCGGCAGCAGATAGAGAGCCTGATATATCTGTTGCAATTTGAGCTGAAGATGATAGTACTCCATATCCAGAAGAGGATAAAAAGCCATACTCTGTAATTTGAGCTGAAGAGGATATCACACCGCCTGGTAGTGAGCCAGTTGCTACTGTCACGGTAAAGCTAGAAGCATCTCCTTTTACAAACGTTAGTACGTTGTTTTCTGCACTAGCACCAGTTACTGCATTACCTACAAATGATGCTGTTTCAGATAATACTTCAGTTACTATTTCATGAGAAGAAGATAGTGCGTAAGAAGCTGTAACAGCATAAGAGGAGCTTGCAACGTTGTTAATGGTAAAGGTATGAGTTTTGTCTGCTATACTTCCTGTAGAGGTAAAAGCAAATAATGAAACAGTAGGGCCAGAAACTGAGGATGATTGAAATGCTTGAGATGCACTTACTTGTAGATCAGAGAAGTTATTATCTACTTCATCATACGACATTGATCTTCCTAATCTAAGTCTTAAATTTATTGCCATTTTATATATCTAATTTTACCTGTATAGTTAATTCTGTGTCTGCTGGTTTTTGTAGCGGTTGACTTAGTTTTCCTATAGCTATTAATTCGTTTGCATCATTATATAATCCTACAGAAGTAATGTATGGTTGAAATGCAGAACCAGTTACATTATTTTTTAATCTGTTGTTACTTCCGGTTAAAGCAGTTGGATTAAGAGTATGGTTGAATTCATAATCTGATACTTTAACGTGGTAGTTATATGTATAAATAGGTTGATTAGATTTCCATCGTATAACATCTAATCTTGGATCATTAATATAGTATGTAGCCACGTCTACGTCAGTAAGTATTATTATACCGTGACTGTATATTATGTTTCCAATAAATGAATGGTTAGTTTCAATTAATTTTAAATTACCTTCTCCGTCGTCGACTATAGCTTCTAATCCTCCTAAGTATCCATCTGTTCCTATATCTGCTACAGCTTCAATATAACCCACCTCTACATATTCATCTGTTACATAAGGTTCTCTAATAATTGAAGTGTTAAAGCGAGGAATAATTTTAAAAGTTCCTGGTTCTATATGTGTGCCTATAATATCTCTTGGTAGAGAATAAACAAGTGCTCTATTTCCTAAAGTTCTTGAACCTGACTGGTTATTGCTTAAATCTTCTATAAAAGATAAAGACGATTGTTCATAGTTGTCAAATAATTTACCAGAAGAGGTAGAGTTTGTAGTTACACTTGAACCGGACAATGCCTGAGTATAGAAGCTTGGTTCTATTATTGAACCGTTGGTATTATTGTAATTAGAATAATAAAGTTGATTTATACTTCTGTAAGTAAGTTTTCTAAGTTGATTACCATTAAAGTCTATAGATACACCTGGTGAGTAGTTTCTATCGTTGTCCACAGATTCGTTAACTACTGAACTAGTAAAAGCTTCTAATACAGTTATACCGTAGTTATTAAGGTTACTACCGGTAACTGCCCAGTCTTTTTTAGCTACATACGTGGTGACAAACGCATCTGTCGATTTTAATTTTTTGAACGCACTCATTCATTAATAATCAAGTTTGATTCTAATAAGAGCCTCTTTTGTAAAATCTTTTTGTAATGGAGTAGATAGTTTAGCTACTGCTAAAAGATCATTATTATCGTTATACAATCCAACTTGAGTTACATATGCTTGAGGATTATCAATCATTACACTATGTCTAAGTTCTCCTGATCCTGTAATATTAGATGGATTAGTAGAGTAGTTAAACTCACTATTTCTTGCTCTTACAAAAACAAAATTTGAACTTAAAGTTTCATCAGATCTTAATCTAAAAGATCCGCCATCTTCAATAGCTTCTAATAAAGGCTTTATGTTACTTCCGCCTGAATAGTTACTTGTTTCAACTAATGTAGCAGCTCCTTCTGAACCGCTTAAGTATCCTGAGCTGGAAATTAAATCTCCGTTTAATACTATAGTACCAATGTCTGGGTATAATTTTCCGTATTCGTTAGTTGTTGATGTAACAGTTCCAGCTGCAGAACCAGAGTATATACTGTAAACTCTTCCTGCATCTACAAAGGTATCGGTAGCTACATTTTTGCTGTTGTCTGTTAAATGTACAAATCCCTTTGAACCAGATAGAGTTAAAAATAAAGATCCTGGTAAGATTTTTTCTTTAAATCTTGATCTCTGTATAGATATAGCATAAATATTATCTGGGGTATTGACCGTACCTCCTTCTGTAAAAGTAAAATCTGTATCTTCGTCTCCGTTTATTAAAGTTCTAAACTGTCCATATACGGTAGAGCTATATGATTTTCCTGTTATACCTGAGTTGTATAGTTGAGAGCCTGAACCTAATCTATTTCCATAAGCTATTGAAAACTGAATTTCTTGATTAGCTGTATCGGAGTTATATACTTGGTAGTAGTACTTACCGCTGTCAGCAGCTACTTGAGTACTTGAAGTATGGAAAGTAGTAAGCTCTACTACATTATTACTCCATGCAGGAGCTGTTATAGAATCTGCACTTACGACTACATCTTCTGAATCGAATCTTCTATATGACATAATTAATTATTTACTTTAGTTATAGTTACTGGGATTGTTACCCTTGCTCCACTATCTCTACCAATTAAAGTAACTGTAGTAGTAAGGTTAGTTTTGGATGCTCCAAATAAAGTATTTACTGTTGTAGCAGTTAAATTTATAGATGTTCCAATTACTGTTTTAGATACATTAGTACCTAACGTAGTAGTTGTGTTTAATCTTTCTGCTTCGTCAGTATTAATACCTACTCCTGTAAAGTTAGATAATACTCTTGCGTCCGCTATAGTTGCTGTATATCCTCCAGCTTCGAATGTTGAAGTTGCACCTAGGTAGTTTAATGTTTGAGGAGTAATTGCTAGAGAAGCTCCTTGTCTTAAACTTATTGATGCATACCCTGCTTCTAGTAAAGGTAGTTTAGATGTACCTCTCGGTAGTGTAGCAAGTTTATATTTCATAACTTGATTTTCGTCAGGAAATGCTTCTAATAAAGGCATATTCTCTATAGCTTGTCCGTAGAAAGCAGAACCTGATGCATGATCAGGATTATATAGAGTGTAGTCTATCTCGTCATCAGCTAAAGCAAATTGTGTAATTTTGAAAGAGCCGTCTCCTCTAGCTAAAAGCTCTCTTCCTTTTTTTGTTAAAATTGCGTCGACTGTTACGACTGCATTATTTAAATATCCCATTGTTTATCTCTTTTTATATAAATATATTGTTTTATTGTTTTTCTTATTAAGCGTCTATTGATCGTGAAATTATTCTAGATACATAAGTTTTCTCTCTACCTAAAGTAGATTGCCATGGTTGATGGTTCGGAGAATATATTCCAGATAATCTTTCTCCGTCTGATGCAGGAGCGTCTGTATCAAACATTCCTAATTCACCTAAGTATGTACCACTAACAATTAGTTCTTCAGAATCTCCTGGTCTAATAAAGTATTCTTTAAGAGACTGAGATGGGTTACTAGCATGTCTATCACTAGTCCAGTAGTAGATAGTATCTCCTTGACTTGATAGTGTTTGGAATTCTAGTAAGAAAATATTTTCTGCATTTGATGCTGAAGGTATATCAGCAGGATTTATTTCGTATGCTGCTTTATCTTCTACTATTTTTATAATTTCATCTATGTTAGGAATATAGAGCTTAGATCTAGTTAGTCTTTTATAGTCTTTTCCTTCTAATTCATATACAGGTTGATTAATAGGAGGTCTACTTGATACGCTTCCTTGGAAATAAGACTTCATTCCTGGTCTAGAAGTAATAAAAGGAGGGTTGAAATAAAAAGTTTCTATATCAAGATCTGAAAATGATTTACTTCTTATTAGGCTTGAGGTTTCAAATAAGTCGAATTTAGCAGCTTGAAAAGCTGTAAACGATAAAGCAGGGTCGTTAAGGTATAAACTTCCGCTGTCTAGTTTAGAGCCTTCGTATCGAGGTAAAACCCACGATTTAGCATACAAGTTAGATTCTTGAAAAGATGCTGTTGTAGCTGAACCTGTTAATATTGCGTTTAAATTTTGAGGTATTATTTGATCATCTTTTCTATCTATCTCGAACACACCTCCAACGCCTTGTGCTTGAGAGCCTGTCTGTTGTATTCTTCTTGGCTCAGTTGCATTATTAAATACTATATTAAACTGACTATTTCTAAACGTGTCGATCTTTGGAGGTGGTGTAAGAGATGTATTTGTACATGCTCCTACAATACTAGCGATAGAACCGGTATAAACATATGGACTTACATCGTAATAAAAGTAACCTGAGTATGCTTGTCCGTTCACAGTATTTACAGTAAAGTCTCCTACTGTAAATGTTGAAAGATTACCAATAGAGTCAATTCTACTAGAACCATTACAGTCGTTTACACTTATTGTCATTCCAACAACTTGACCTAAGTTGTTATGTAAAAATTTTGCTTCACCTTGTGCTGGTGGAGTTGCTTTAAATGTATTTAAATCTTGTCCCATAATCTATTAAAAATCGTCGCAATCGAAATAAGAGTCAACAGTACCATTACCGTTTATAAGTATTACATTTTCCGGTTCAGATGTGTCTACCATTCTATAGTGTATACCGTAATTAATATTAGTTAAACCTGAATTCGTATAAGTCACCTGACCTGGGTCTGGAAGTAGTTGTAAGCTTCTTAACTTTTGGAAATATAATGTAACTGTAAAGTCTGGTATCTGCATTGGATCACAGAAGCTTCCAGCTACGTCATCTCCAGTTGCTTCAGCAGTAGTTGCGTTAAAGCTTTGTACTCCGAATCCTGAAGTTGTAGTTGCGCTAATAGTATCTCCGTAGGCTGTACATACGGATGAAGAAGCAAATGCTCTATAGTAGTAAGTACTACCAGCTGTAAGTCCTGTAAAGTTATGTTCAAATGCACCTAAACCTTGACCTGGTGTTGTTGCAACTATTGATTCAGTAACTCCATTAGTAATACTTCCTGAGGCATTACTTCTATCTACTACCGCTGATGAAGTAAGTGAGAATATAAACCCTCTTCCTAGTAGTATATGAGATCCAGAGCTATTAACTTTAGCTTGAGCTCTTAATACTGAAGTTGTAATGTTATTAGCAGCTAGAGAGCTTACACTTGGACAAGTAATACTTTCTTGGATTACTGCACCGTATACATCTCCACAGTCAGGTGTTTGTGCATATGCTCTTATATACCAACTTCCTGTTTGCAGGTTATTAAGTACCATACTAAAAGGCGAGGAAGAAGAGGCAAAGAAACTACTAGTATCTGATGGTCTAGTTGGAGTAGTATTAGTTTGAGAATATACAAAACCTCTAGCAGCATTTTCAGAATAAGTAACGCTTCCAGTCGCACCAATACTTAAGCCATCAGCAAGTATATTTGTTCCGTCTGTAGATACAGTAGGACATACTATTAATTCAACTAAAGCAGGCTTGTAGTCTACTTGAGAAGCATTTTTATATTTCCATTCGTTTTCGTCATTAAGTTCTCCATTACTAACTTTAAATTCACTTCCACTTAATTCACCGTCAAATCTTGCTCTTTCTTTTAAGTGGTATGTATATGGAGCAAGTCCGTCTGGTGTTACTATACTATGTGTATAGCTAGCAGTTAGTGGTATTTCAAACTCTTTATCGTAAAAGTTGGTATAAGATCCACCTTGACTACCTGAGCTAAAAGCAGTATCTATTGAGGCTGTAAACTGGTCGTGTGAACCGCTTACGCTTACTTGCTTTATTTTATTTCTTTCTAATATATGAGGTTTTATAATAATACCTGTATCAATATTTGATCTAGCAGGTACAAAGTCTTTTATCATTTTAAAGAGTACGTTGTCGTAAAATTTAAGTACTCTTACAAATTCTCCATAATGATGCGGAGATGATTGTGTGATAACTCGATTAGATTCTGATACTAGTAATTCGTAGCTACCAGATTGTGCTTGTCCTGGGTCACCTATATAGTTGTCTATATCGAATCCTGATACTAACTGCCCTCTTATATACTCGTTTAGAGGATAAGTAGGAGAGTATCCAACCTCTACTGTATGTATATCATCTGAATATTTACTATCTCTCTGCATTACAGAAGTATACTTTGATAAAGTATTTCCCGTAGTAATACTTCCTGTGTTATCAGTTTTTACTTTACCCGCAGAAGAAGTATACTCTAGTAAAGGTCCGTAATTATGGCTACCGGAAGTATTTTCTCCTCCAATAGTTCTTACATAAAGACCATTTATTGACCCAACTGCTCCTTGTAGGTTATTATCAGTAGGAACTCCAAATGAAGATATTAAAGCTTTTAATCCCCTCTCAGTTCCTTTAGTCTTAAGTAGGTAAGGTAGGTTATGGTATAATCTCTTATGTATTTCGTTCCTATATTTTTCTATAGAATCAATACTATTAGATGCTGAGGTAATCTCTTTTGTCCAGTCGCTTCCAGTTTGGTATATTTCTCCGGTAAAAATTTTAAATAAATCTTCTGATGATCTAGTATTATTGTATATTTTGACTCCAAAATTTTTAAGAGTATCTTGTACTAAGTCTTTTGAAATTCCGTATTCAAGCCTATTATCATTATCATACTTGCTAGCTAAAGCTTTACCGTAAATCCATATATTATCAAAATGTTGACCTAGCATGTTTATAAAAACACTGTAGTTTACACTGTCAGGGTCTTCTTTGAGATACTCTGGGATAGTATTTAAAAGCTGTGAGTAATTAGAGGTATCGTAGTTACTAGCTGAGATTATTTGTGCATTATAAAACGAGCCGGTTGCACTACCTGTAGCATTTATATAAGGTTTGTTGCCTGGTGCTTGTTTAGGCCAAGAAGTAGAGCTTGATTCGTAATATAAATGTTTATCGTAGTGGTCAAAGTTATCTAGTATATTATTTATCTTGTCTTTCCAGAAGTTTTCACTTCCTGTCATATACCCAGAATATCCGTTCTCTATTATTGCTGATGATTTAGATACATTTACCTGATAGCTTTCTATAAGATTAAGTTTATATTGAAAGTTTTTAAGTCTTTCTTCAGCTGAGCTAAATTGTATAAAATTAGAGTAGTCTGAATAATCTATACTGAGATTAATACCTTTTTGAGAAAAAGCTGAGTTTAGTTCTCTATAGGTATTATTAGTAGGGAAAGAAAATAAGTCATTATAACTTAAGTACGATGTCTGTGCAGGAGCATCTTCTGGTTTCTCTATATTAAAATTAGGTCCCTTTAAGTATGGTATTTCTACTTCATCTACTATAGTTGATGTTTCGATAGCAAATGCAACAGTATCAGAGATTACTCTATCTACTGTAACTATGTCTTTTAATTTATATGCTTCTGGTAACGGTTCATAGAGCTTTACTATAACAGAATTGAAGTCTCTATATTTTTGTATATCTATATTTATTCCTATAAATAAATCGTTGTTCTTGAGATTAAGCCTAAATTCATTAAAAAATGATGTACTTGCTAAATCTTTTTTTACTTTATCTGTATAACGTATAACGTCTTCATCAGTTATTTGATTTGTAAGAAGTCTTATTTCAGTTCTATCTTGAGATATCTCTTCAATAAAAAACTCTCCTCCTTTTTGATTTTCACTGTATAAATTATCTAAAAAATTATAAACAAGATTTATACCTCCATAAATATACCCTAGCTTTTTAGAGTCTGATTCTGGATCTATATCGAGAGAAGAAGCACCTGTAGTACCGGCAGTTTCACTGCCTTGAAGAAATTTTTCACCTCTATAATCATAAACCGAATCTATTAATGTTTCGTCATCTCCATATACATGTAGCTCTATCTTATGTTGGAATGCATCAAAAGTTTCGTTTACTTTAAAAGAGTCTACTACTTTAATATCTTCTTCTGAAAAGTTTTCCAGTCCGATAGGGTTTATTGGTGATATTGTATACTGTATAGCCATTTATTATCCTGGGAATAATCTATCCCACTGTTGTTTGTTACGGTTCCACCTATAGGCTTTACCTTCAAATTTTTTTACTTCATTCGGTCTTAAACCAGGTTTTCCAAAAGGTCTAAATTTTCTTCCTGCTATAACCTGTTGTGTTGAAGGCTTTGGAGCTGGTGCTTCAACTCTTTCATTGCTTGCTTTTTCTATATTTTTTCTTACACTATCTATCATCTTTTCATTCTCTATTGTAGAATCAGACGACTGATTAGTTATGGTTTTAAGAATTTCGTTTTGAGTATCTAAAGAATTTACATTTTGTTGAAGTAGTCTTTCTCTTAAATCTGATATCTCATCTAATAATGGCTGTACTTCAAGATCTTCTTTTTCTAATTCAACCATTTTAGAGCTTTCTCTTATAAGGTATTCATGAGAGTTTTCTGCTCCCTCTGCAGGTATTTCATAAAATAATTTATTGTATAATCTAAATAATTCTTCTACTGTATCGTTATCTTCCTCAACTATATCAACAAAAGTCTTAAAGGAACTATCTATAGATTTTTCAAGTTCATCTTTTTTAAATACAGTTTTAGATAATCTTATGTTAGCCATTTCTTACAATCTTAAATACGTTAGCATCATCAAAAGTACATAGGGTTCCATCTATTTCTGATCTAACTAATATCCTGTAATATCTTTCGGGTTGTAGACCATTCATAAAGATATCAAAATAAGGTCCTGAGTTATCACAGCTTATTTTGCTATATGCGCTATTAAACGGAATGACTAAATCTTCAGTAAATTCATCTCTAAGTGCATATAGAGAACCGCTATTCAAAGCATAATTAGTTCTATATATACTTCCTGTTGTAAATGTTCTACTAGGGTATTTAGGTCTAGCTAATAGCCTAAATCTTTGTTTACCAACGTCAGGGTATTCTCCACCGTTATTAGTAATTTTTACATAAGCAGTAGGGTCTGATAATACATTCAGGCTCCCTGTTACGTAACTTTGATCATCCCAAGTAAAGGTTAGAGTAGGAGGGTATATAGTATTAGTATTAGCACTAAAGTATTTTGCTCTTATTGAAGAAGTTGTATTAAATTCAATACCGTCTTCAAACTTAAGTAGAAATCCATAGTTATTAAGAGTACCGCTGTAGTGTAAATGTACACCATTAGTTACATCCATTCTTATGTCTAGATCATCGTTCGTATCAAAGCTTTGAGTAGACATTAAATTTAATCCACTTGAGCCAGTATACCAAGATCCGCCTCCAACAAAAGCACTAGTATAAGAACCTGTTACGTTGTTAGGAAATGAACCTTCTTCGTGCCAGGCTATTTTTTTACCAGCTTTAGTATATTTCCAAGAACCACCGGATGTATCTTCAGATCCTGTATATAAGTCATCCCCGTATTTCCCTATACCTCCGTCCCAATATTGTGCTACAGGAAAACATTCTACTGAGTGAGATGCAGGTATTTCGTATGCTGATGCAATGTCGAGATGTATACTAGCTGTAAACGGATAAGAGCCGATTTTAGTATTTACAACGTTTGTAATTTCGGTATCTTTCCAGTGTATTAGTATTCTCGAAGTTTGACCTATTTCTTGTATAGGGTATGCTCCTATCTCTATCATTTCATCGTATCCGGCATTAGCAGTAGCTAATTCTGTAAAAATAAACGTGTCTTTATCGGGAAAAATTTTATATACTGCCATCTTATAAGTTTATTACTCTACCTTTTATATCTTTTTTTGGAAACTTTACTTCAAAAATACATGGATCATATGACGGATATACTACGTTGTTTTTAGTAGCACCTAATACATCGTACCCGTATTGAGAATAGTTACCTCCGTTAAGGTTTTTAATTTCTATTTTTTGTACTGTTTGTACTCCTTTTACTTTGTCTAATAAAGTAAATAGTTCTGATATATTTATAGGTTGATTTATATTACGTTTCGATATTTCAAAATAATCTTGAAGTTCAAGGTTACAGTTAAGTAAGACGTCTCTACCAGAGTAGCTTGGTCTTACTATAATTTCATAGTTTACTTCTACGTTTACTATAAATGCATCTTTTATATTTATACTATCTGATATTAGCATAAACTCAGCTAAATATTTTTTAAGGTTTTCTTTTAATGTTTTTGTTCCTGTAGTAAGTTTTTTATCATTATCGTAAGCTAGAACATAAAGTGAAAGAGCTAAAGGATTATTATCTACTATAGAGTCGTTCTTTTTAGTATTAGTAAGTTGATCTTGAGTTACATATGCTTTTGCTATACTACCAAATTTTGACGGTAATGATAATGCTCTTACTGTGTAGTCTTGTAGAGTTACTGCTCTGTTTTGTTCATTAAAAGCTCTAAGAGCGTTTTCTCTCAACTCTTCTACTGTATCTCCATCTCTTCCGCCTGCTGCTGGTAATTCGTTGTTAAATGTTAAACTACCAAGGTTAGTACCAGAGTATACAACAGAGGTAAGAGTATTTGCTGGAACGTTGGCACTTATTCCTCCTCCTTGTACGTAACTTGCAGTTAACACGGTATTAGAAGGAGCGATTCCGTATGATTTACTATAGGTAAAGTTTGTTGGGTCATAAGCTGATGTTACAGAACCAGAGCCATTATAATTGAGAGACCCTTGGTTGCTTAAATTACCTATACTTGTAGCATCAGGTAAAATAATACTATCATCGTCATTCGATATACCTGAGCCGAATTGTATGTCTAAATCACCATTAGATCTAAATCTTGTTACAAATCTTCTTGGTACTTTCTTTAATGCTAATGAATAAGGTACGTTACCTGAATCAGATGAACTGTTAGTTTCGTCTAAGAAAATAGTATCTTGGCCTAAAAATGGTACTTCAAAATACTCGTTACCGTCACTATCTGTAATGCTTAGTACCTGTACAATATTACTATCAGAAAGAGTAACTGTTTTAAATTTATCAGCAGTACCTATTGTAAAATACTCTGTTTTTATTTTTCCAGATATTGCTTTAACATTCTTTGTTAATTTATATGTTTCAGGTTCATTAGCTGCTGTTATAGATTCTACTACTATTTCAGTAGGGTTATAAGAGCTACTAAAGCTAAAGTCTAGTGGTTCTGGAATAAAGAAACTAGTTTGGCTACTATCTGAAGATACTATGGTTGCATTAGCGTTTATTTTAGCAGCTTGGCTAAAATCTGGAATATAACTTCCTCCTGATGCTGATATAATTTGTTCTACTTTTATTATAGCTTCTGAGGTTCCTGTTACTCTTGGTTTATACCCCATCATATACGCTAAGTTAAAAAGATTTTTTGGGTCTTTAGCGTGGGTAAGAAATGTTTCTTGAAGTTGTGAGTCTTGGTAAAAAGATAATACATCTCCTACATAAGAGGCCATTTCTATAAACATCATTCCAGGTGAGGTAGGAGAGAAGTCGTTATATGTATCAGGAAAGTAATTTTTAGCAAACTCTATTAGCTGACTTCTAAAGTCGTCAAATTCTCTGTTTATATATTTTAGGTCTCTAGTTTGTGCCATTATTCTATATTAATTAATACTTCGTCTTCTATATTCTGATCCGCTATAGCATATCTTAGAAAAAAGCTTACTAAATTTGTATCAGGGTCGCTTGTCACTTCTACTTTTGTAGGTTTTATATTAGGAAAAAATGTTTTTATAGAAAACGAAATTCTTTCTTTAATGTTTTCCAAATCTTCTTGATTTATATTACTAAATAGTAAATCTCTTATACCTGCTCCGAAAGTAGGATTAAGAGGTCTTTCGCCGGTATTAGTCAATAGGTAGTTTATTAAATTTACTTTAATAGCATCTTTAGTTTGATATGTTGAATTAAATACCGATCCTGCAGAAAAGGGTAGGTCTACTCCTACTGCTTTTCGAGGCTGTCTATCTAAAGGGTTTATTTTTTTAGCTTCTATTGCCATTAAACTGCTCTTGCTTTATCTTTTTCGTACGATTTATCTAGTACTGCTTTCGCTTTACTAACAAAATCTAATTTACTTATATCTATACCCGGTAAAGGTCTAGTACTTTCAGTCATACCCATATTAGATGCCATTGAAGAAGCAAAATTAGGTTTAGCAACCATACTTGAATCAGCGTTGATTACGTTCTTGTAATCTTCCCCAGTCATTTGTTGCTTAGTCATATTTAACATTTCCTCCAATGGTACAGTACCTGGGTTCATTCTACCAGTAGACCAAGATCTTTTTAAATCTTTTTGCTTTACAGCTTTGTAGTCTAAGTTAGAACTTTTAACGGGTTCACTTGCTACTTTAACTGCTTCAGTAAGCATTTCTTGTAACTCATCCTTTACGGCTGATCGAACCTCTTCTCGGATTATTTTTCTTAATTGATCTAGTTTCATATTAATAAATAGTTGGTTTATGGAAGTTGATTGTTTATTCTAAATTTAAGTTCTTTAATAAGTACATCGGTACTACTAGAAAAACTAAGAGGTCCTTCTAATATTACTATTCCTCTATTATCTTTTGCTATAGCTTTTCTTTTAGGTGCTATCTGAGGAGAGTTTGGATCGGTTATTACTTCAATAGAAAATACTTTACCGTTATTAGCAGTAAATTGAAGAGCATCTTTTCCTGATAAAGTCTTTCTATTAATATTATCAAGTATTGATTGTCTTTCTTCTAATGATAAGTTTTGATCAGTAGCGCATGATGTAGCTAGTGATTTAACAGCAGAGATTTTTAACAGTATAGGGTCAAATCTTTCGGTTGCACTACTTATAGAGTCTCCTACTGCTTTAATATCATCTTCTAGCGTTTCAACTGTTTTACGTAGCCATACTAGGAGATTAGATTGAGCCTGGATTAATCCTTGAGGAAATGATAGTACTAAACCAATCATTCCTGGTCCACCGTAAGCAGTTAAAGCAGGAAAATGAGCTAGAATGTCTGCTGCAACTTTTCCAGCAGTAGTTGCTGCTTTGAGTTTTTTCTGAACATCTCTGTATTTTTGTATTTTTGAGTTGGTATTCTGTGTTACGTTTTCTATAGCCTCTAATTTTTTAAACGTTTTCTTTAATTCTGCTGTAGGAGGGCATACATCTTTAACTAGAAGTTGTATTTGTTTATCTAGTTCTTTTTCTGCATAATCTCTAGCATATATTTCTGCTGTAGTTAGAGCTATAGTAGTATAGTATCCAACGTTGCTTTTAAAATCTTTAAGTAGTGAGTGTGGCATTATTCAATAAATACTTTTTTAGATTTTATAGTAGAGTTCTTTTTTAACGGGTTTACTTTAGGTAACAGGTTTTTAGAAATACTGTTCTCTAAAATTTTACCATAAGCGTTTAAGTTAAGTATAAACTTACCGTCTACTGTTTTTGCTTTAGCTAATTCTTTTCCTAAGGTTTTTATTAGTGTTAATAAATCGTGAAGTAAAATTTCAAGCTGGTCACCTAATACTGCAGGTTGTGGTAATCTATCTCCTGTATCTCTATCTTTAGCTTCATGTCCTAGGTATATCTTTTTAGCATCTAAGCTTATATAGTCTTCTCCGTCTATGTTAATATCTAATCCTGAAGCTCCTATAGATTCTTTTGAAGAAAGTAGAATATCATTATCTTTAGCATTAAAGAACAGTCTGTCAGAATTAAGAATAATTTGAGAACCTTTAAATGATTTAGCGTTAGTATTTTTGTCTACAGCTGATAGGTTTTTTATTCTAGCTTCTTCTAGAGGTATACTATGATCAGAAGTAATATATATAGATGAATTATCTTTATTTATATCTTCATATGTCGGTAGATCGTTATCACCTGTAAATTCTCTTCCGTTACTTATTATAGTATATGGTTTACCTTCGTTATCATTATCCGTAATAATGTTTTTACTTCCTTTATAGCCTCCTAATCTAATTGAATTACCGAATCTTCCCTGTATTATATGGTCTCCGTGATTAGGATAAAGTGTATTGACATTAGCAAGTTCTTTAACTTCGTATCCAAGATCGGTTTCAGGAACATTTTTACCATCTCCTTTCATAGCAGCATTATGAGAAGCTGCATTCCAGATGGATATAACGCTTGAATAGTACATCTTATAGTCACTATCGCTTCTATCTGAGAGGTCGTTAGGACCGGGGCTGAGTACTACTATTTCGTTTTTAAGAGGATATGTTCTAGTTGTACTATCTAGAGGATATGCAAAACTTAAAAAGTTTTTATCGTCTATAAAATAGTCTTCGTTAAATAGGTGGTATCTTATAGCTCCTATAGCATAACCAGAAAGTTCGAAATCTGGGTGTTTATCGTCTAGTATTATATCGTATACTCTACCTAGTTTAGGTTTTGACGCTTTAACAGAGTTAAACGAATCAGTTTGTTTAGCGTTATTAAATCCTAGCCCTATATTATATCTGCTCATTATCTTGTTCGGGTTTCTCTACTTCTTCTACTTCAGCTTCTAAAGCTTCTTGCTCTTCTAATAAATCTTGTAAATCAGAGAAATCGAATTCATCTGTATCTCCTTTAGCAGCAGCTGTTTCTATACGCTGTATCACTGTCGCTAACTTAATCAAATGTTCATCATTCTTAACTCCTATCTCCATATATTCTTTTATCATAGGAACTATAAGAGTAGCGTCTCCTATGTTTTCTATAAGAGGTTTTAACTCTCCGATTAAGCCTTTTACTTGACCTTTAGTTTCTTTAGAATTGTCGTAGATTTCACCGAAAAGATCAGATAGAGTTTTTCCTTTAAATATTTCTTTATCTAAGCTCATAGTATTTTATTATAAATATAGCGTTAGATACTATTGGTCAGATAACCTAAATCATATAGTTTTTGATACTTCTTTTTAAAATCTTCTTTAAGTACAGTTACAACCTTGGTGAGCTTAGGGGTATCGCAATCTGTCATCTCTCTTATATAGATGTATAGAGCTTTCTTTTTAAATATTTCTAGATCGTGTCTCTTTTTAAAAATAGTAAGAACGGCATCAGCAATTTTTTTATCTTCATGTTTTATAAATAATTCATCTAACTGTTCATACATTGAATCTACCCATTCATCTAAGAATTTAGATAACGTTTTTGAAGAAGGTACGTCCATATTTAAGTTATCTTCGTAAGATTCTTCTATATCTTGAAAGTTTCCTATCTTTTTTAACTTTTTATAGTTTTTATTATTGTAATTTATCAACCACCTTTTAACTATAGTACCGAAATACGAGTATGCTTTAGCTCCATTAGTAGGATCAAACTTCATAATCTTCTCTTCTAGTAAAACAGATACCAGTTCATGTTTAAGATCTTCTATTTTATCGACATCTGTATAGTAGAACTTAAAGGTATGTATAATATTTTCTGAAAGTTTATAAAAAGGGAGGTAAATGTGTTCAGTAAAGATTTTATTTCTATAATCTTGGTCTGTAGAGTTATTGTATTTTACTATGTATTCTTCTGTTTCTTTTGTAAAATAATTAGCTTTCGCTCGTTTCCTTGCCATAATTTTGGGGAAGCATATAGTCGTTCAGTTGCTCCTGTACTGCTTTCATTTGGTTAAAAAATTCACCAACTTCATCATCTGACTGAAAGACCCCATTTTCATCAAGTGTTTGTAAGTGTCGTTTTGATTCTCCTACGATATTTGAGATATTTTGTAGATATTTCACTTGATCTTGTGTGACATCTTCGTATCTCTCTACTTTTACTAGTAGGTTTCTAATAATATAAGCAGAAGTTACCAATAAGGCAACTAATATACCAAGGATTATGTAAAATAATGTAGGATTAAGTTCCATTTATAAGTTTTTTAGCATATTTTGTAGGCCTGGAGAGGAATTTACTCGTCTTCCTGTAGAGGCTTGTGTTTTCTTGACTTTTTGAGTAGCACCACCAGTAGATTTTAGCCAAATATCGTATTCTACCTTAGAAGCCATGAAATCTGCCATGTGTAGTACGTATACTATGTTAGTTTTCATCCTAGAGTTAGGGTTATGACTGTAGAAGTACGCTTCATTTGCTTTATCGAACACTCCATCATGTAGTCTGATACCTAAAAACTCGTTATGACTAACTTTAATACCAAATTTCTGTAAGATATACAAAGATCTATCTGGAATAAGCATAAAAGGTAAGTCCGGATTAAAGTTATACATCTCATGTAGCTTATCCTGCCTCCATTTATCAGTCTGAGGTATATAGTTATGTGTATCTCCATCACCTAGCTTACCTAGATCATGAAATATAGCAGCAAAAACTAGTTCTTCATCGGTGAAATCTATAGTTCCACCCATTTCCTCGTATAATCTCTTGGATTTTATGGCATATTCTACTACTCTATTAACGTGATCTACATATCCACCGGGTATAGCATTATGATGCCATGTTTTAGAACTAGCAGGTGCCATAATATACGTTTCACCTATATGTTCTATTAACTTTTTTACCTTATCCTTACGATCACCTATGTAAGTATCTACTATTTTAAGATGTTTCTCGTAATTTGAATGGATTTTCTCCGCTGTTAATGTCATATTAGATTAATTACTATAATTATTATATTTATTTATATATCTTTATATATTTATATATACCTTATTATTAAATATTTTAATATATAATTAAGATAATGTTTTTAAAGCAGAAAAGCAACTATTTCAATGTAATTTTTTGAAAATATTTTTTCCTCTTAGTATATTTTCCTGCTTCCCACCATATATCAACCTGTAAATTAAGAGTTTTACCTGATAATTCTGGTCTGACTCCTATAATTTGTGAAATAATTACCTTATCTCCAACTAAACTACCAAAAGTCTCCCTATCTGCTGAGTTTATTTCATCAAAACTATAGGAATTACGTACAAAATACGTAAGATCCCCTGACCAATATCCTGAAACTGCCGGTATTCCGTTATATCTCCATTGAGGGGACGTGGGAGTAGCGTGTACTTCTATTGTAAAGTATTGAATTTTAGGGTTATTCTCATCTATATCGAATGTAAACGTGTTATTTTCTACTATAGGTTTAATAATAGCAGTGCAATCTCCACCTAAACAAGTGGGTTCGGCGAGGGGTTCGGGGGAGCATGATAGGAATAGTGCGAAGCCCGCCGCGCAAAACGCGCGAAGTTGCCACGAAAATTTTTTACTTATCATTTTTACCAGTATAACGTTCTCCTAATCTTTCGATTACAGCTTTCGCTTCATCTACAGTCATTCTAAAGAATTCCCTTTTATTGTTAACTCTAAAGGATTCACAGTATCTATGAACTTCTTGTTCTAATTCGATACCATTGTAACAACCAAAAGCCCAAGCTACCTCGAAGTCTTGTGCGACTCCGGTAGAGGCATTTATCTGCTTTACTCTCTTAGACGGAGCATTCTTAGTATAACCTATCTTAACCATACCGGGTATAGTAGGATTGGTAAGTACATATACATATTGTTTAGACGTATCTGGTGTATATGTGAGTCTATTAGAACGTGCCGTATAGTATGTAACGTCTTCCCAACCATCTTCTGCGGTATATCTCTCTGATGTACTGGGAGTAATAGTAAAGTATTTAACAGGCGAGTCTGTGAAGTCCTCAGTGGCTTTGATTAAACCTTCTGCTTTTTCTTTTGATATTCTTTGTATCATATATATAACCTTTATTTATACCTTAATGTACGAATATTATCTCATATAAGCAACTTTTTCTTAGGTAATTGTCTATAAGCTTCACTATATAAGGTATCAATTGTGTTTTTAACTACTAAACACTTTTCATACATTTCATATTTTTCAAAAAATATTCTTAAATCATCTAACTTCTTTACTATATTAGGCAAATCATAAGATTCTCCTATAACATATTTAATAGCCTTTATATCATCTACTACTAATCTATCTAGATAAAAGTATAATTTAGTAAAATATTTTAATTTTACATCTTCTCTAACATTTTTATAATTATCTGGATAGTTTTTCATATATAACATATCCATAATAGCATAATTATCTATACCTCTGGCGACCATATTAAGAATTACATACGGATTACTAAGAGCACTATCTACTCCATGCTCTTTATATACTTCTTCATCTCCTTGTTCAAAGAGAGAAAACAACGTATGTGGATCTAATTTATTCATTTTATATAAATAGTTACTAAAATAGTTGTTATTCCGATATATTATTCATATATTGTATGTATATAAAAATAAAGGTTATGGATTTTAGTATTACATTTTTAGGAGACGGGTTTTTAATAGGATTTACATTCTTTGCAAAAGACGATAGAATAGAAGCATTCGAAGATGAAGACTGGACTGAGTTAAATTTATACTTAGGAATAGCTAAACTAACTTGGAGGTGGTTCTAGATTATCAAATATATAGAGGGTATGTACCTGAGGATAAGTGTGATTACATAGTTGAGAACTATATTAATCATTCTAAATGGAGTAAGAATGCCCATAATATTCAAAAGGGTTCCTTATATACGGAAATTTTGGAAATTTTTTCTCCCTTGATTCCGTATAAGTTTATTGAAAATCGTATTCACATAACGAAGTATAGCCCTGGTAAATACTTAAGGGATCATTTAGACGGTTATTCAACTTTAACCACAGTGTGTGATATCAGTGATGGCTATATAGGAGGACGTTTTATCTTTAATAGAGACACCTATGTTAAGTTAAATAAAGGTGATGTACTAGTTTTTGATGGTTCTCAATTAATACACGGTGTAGAAAAAGTAACAGAAGGCACTAGACTATCTTTGAATATATGGACGTTACCAATAGAGAAACCTTCTAAGTTATTATAACAATATATAAATATATATTACTATACATTGAAATCTAGCAGAATTATGAAAATAGGTTTAGGCAAAATCACGCATATAACCAACCGATAAGGGAACTATACTGTCACTGTTATATCAAGGTGAGAGCAGCCTACCGGCCGATTGCGTTAGGATTTCTTGGAGAAGAAAATAATTAGGAGTAAGCCTAATAGAGAGGAAGCTATAGTAGGTATAGGGTTAGTAATAGCGAAGTGTAGCCCTAGTACTGCTACATCTATAATAACACCCAGTACATATACTCCTATTATAAGTACCGCTATAGAGGCTATTGTATATAATATATCTTTTCTATTAAGCCTCATATATAGATATTATATTATCATACTGAGCTTTAGTCTTTATTCTATGCTCTTTCTTTAACACCTGAGGATTATAATGCCACTCTATACATTGCAATTGATGTAGGAAGGACATCTTATTGATAACCTTTGAGGGTATAAACTCTGTCATTTGTACGTTTAAATCGTTAACTATGTCTATTGTATTCATATCTATAACCGTTTAATTTACCTTAATATATGAAGAATATCTCGAATAGGCAAGCTTTTTAACGGTTATTTCCGGTGCTATATAGAAAAAAACGAATAGGGACACACACGCCTCTATGATAACTTCTATGTTTCCCATACATTATCTATCTCTCTTTCTATACATCATATATGTTTATATAACTATATCTTTATATCATTATATACTTATATGTTCTCTTCTATACTTATGTCTTATTAGAGGATAGTCTCCCTTTATCTACCTATATTAGCTTATATCTCCTTATAGATCTATATGGTAAGGTATCTATGTGTAGCCTCAGCCTTACACTACCTCAGACACTCTCTTCCATATAATCAGATGTAGAGCGTAATCCGCTATAATGGCATAGGTTCTTGGTATGTATGGAGGTACGATTGAGAACTTTGTTCGAAATCCGCGTGCGACCTTCGGTCGAGAGAGGAGAAACGCCCCTCCCTCTCCCTAACGCCATCATGTCAAACCCCCAACCCTCAAGCGCACGGCCATATTTCTTTATCTTATTTATCATAACCTTTATTCTTATGTTTATTCTTTCTATTATATTTCTTCTTATTTCTATAGACATTAGGCTTCATAGCATCATATATCTCTCTCATTGTCGCTATTATCCTTTTCATATCCTATAGATTATATTTCTTTTTATATATCTCTCTAAATCGTTTACCTACTCCTAGAGCGACTATCTCATCATAGTAAGGTATTCTAGAACTTCTTTTAGTAATAAGCTTATCTGGACACCTTAGGTCTTTAAACACTCTTAGCCTCATTCTACCTCTTTGGCCTTTAGTGACTACATATATTGGAACGTTCTTCTTTACCATGTTGTTATTATTTCTACGAATAGAAAAGCAAATAATAGTCCTAAAAAGAATAATGCTAATGCACATCCTTTACCTGCCAGACTTAGCTTCTCCTCTTTTCTTTTTACCATATCAGATCTACTATTAAAGCTATTACAGATCCTGCCACTGCTAATATAGCAGCTACAGCTATTAGTTTCATAGTTTCTCTCTCCTGCTTAGGAGACCTTCCTTGATTTGATCTATACTGTCTCATTTAATGTATGTTTAAAGAGAGTAGAAGACTCAAAGATAAAATGAACTATCTCTTCAACGTCTATACTCTGAGGATTATCTACTTCGTTAAATGCGTCTTTAACTTCTTTAACTAATATTTCGAATTGAACCGGAGTTAACCAGTCTACTATATTAGCTTTTAAAATTTCTTGGACTTCGCTTCGGATCCAAGAGTTGAATTCTATATTTCTCATAACCTTTATTTTTTAAAATTAATTAAGCAATATACTTGCTCTTTGCTTTCCATATTACTCTAGGAGTAGTAGAAAAGATCTTCTTTCTACGCTTATTAGCGTAATCTAAACGCAGACCTTTTTGGTCAGGCATCATGTTGTTCATAGTTTTGATTGATTAATACTTGTTGGTACTTAATATAATTCTCTAATAGTTTATATTGTCTAGATAACTCTTTATTGTTATTATCAATAAATAGCTCTAAAAACCTATTCTTACATAGTTTGACATAGGTTTCTGCATGTTTTAATTGCTCTAGCGAACGGCAGCTCTGAATAACTTTCAAAGCCTTTGCCGCTGCTATTACAAACTCTGTTTTTATTGTAGTCATTATACTCTTTCCCAAGTTAAACCGTTATAGTTAGTAACGAAAGAATCAAGTATATTTTGAATTCTAACCTTAGTTAACTTTCTATCGTAGATAGTATCAACATAAGCTTCCTTTTCTTTATCCCACATTCTACCTTTAGTTTTAACATCTAAGTCAGCAGATTTACCTGAATAAGACATTCTAGTAATCTTAGCTTCAACGACATTAGCTACACCATAGTCAAATCTTTCTTGAATATAAGCAGTTTTATCTTCTAATATCTTGATACCAGCTTTAAGATCCTCGATAATAATATCGTTTCTAAAAGCTTTAGTTTGATCCTGAATAGATCTAATCTCATTATTACATTTATTAACAGCTTCTTGAGTTTCAGAAATAAGCTCATTATGATCATCCCATACTTTATTCATTTCAGCAAGTATATTATCTTTACAGTCTTGAATTATCATAGCATACTCACCAGATAATCTAAGTCTCTCATTATTAAAATCTGAGTAGTAATCAGAAGTAGAGTAAGTACTAATACCCATATCAGTAAATTGAGCTTCTTTAGTAGTATTATCCCATCTACTATACTCTTGAACTTTAATAGTAGCTACTTCTTTAGTTCTAAAAAGCTTCTTAGTAACATAGTCATCTTTCTCTTCTGACCATACTTCCTTTTCATACTCATCACCTCTAGCAGTAATCTCCATCGATGAACCATAGCTAGTATGGAATTGCATATCTTCTAAGTTAGATTCAATAGGACTGAAGTATGATTTAAGAACATTATTCAAAGCGATATTTTTAGCTTTAACAGCTTCATCGTTTTTAGTTCTTAACTTAGTTAATTTAGCTTCTAATTTAGACTCTTTAGCTTTTAGAGTTTCGAAAATTGATTTATTATTCATAACCTTTATTTTATCTTTTTAATTATACTTAAATGTATGAATAATATCTCAGACTAGCAACTATTTCCAT